ATGCTTATTGGCTATGTACGTGTGTCAACAAATGACCAGAACACAGATCTACAACGTAATGCGCTGAACTGTGCAGGATGCGAGCTGATTTTTGAAGACAAGATAAGCGGTACAAAGTCCGAAAGGCCGGGACTGAAAAAACTGCTCAGGACATTATCGGCAGGTGACACTCTGGTTGTCTGGAAGCTGGATCGGCTGGGGCGTAGTATGCGGCATCTGGTCATTCTGGTTGAGGAGTTGCGCGAACGTGGCGTTAATTTTCGCAGCCTGACGGATGCTATTGATACCAGCACACCGATGGGGCGTTTTTTCTTTCATATGATGGGTGCCCTGGCTGAAATGGAACGAGAACTGATTGTTGAACGAACAAAAGCTGGACTGGAAGCTGCTCGCGCACAGGGACGAATTGGTGGACGTCGTCCCAAACTTACACCAGAACAATGGGCACAAGCCGGAAGATTAATTGCAGCAGGAACTCCTCGCCAGAAGGTGGCGATTATCTATGATGTGGGTGTATCGACTTTGTATAAGAAGTTTCCGGTCGGAGATAAATGAAACCGTAGCACGTCGTATGCAAGATCGTGCTGCGGTTTATGCTTATCACTTAAAGACTCAAAAATTAGGTGAGTAACGGACCGGGGACATAGCTCCTTTTTTTCTTAATTCATCTGGTATTTTTTTTCCAAGATAAAGATTTGCTATTTCAGGTGGGGCTTCTCGACCTTCAAAACCATAGCGAGAACTTTGTGTTGCCTCAAAGTCAGGATCTTCGTCCCAGTATTTCATCGTAGGGAAATTTTCACGTGTTGATTTGAGCCATTTATCAGCAATGAAAACCCCTCGAACGATCCCCCTTACAGTAGCAAGAATGACTTCTGCTTGGCTGGCGCGAGAGACATTAATGCGCCAGCTAAATCGAACCGCATCATAAAGCTCTGAATCCTTTGCACTTCTGTTAACGGAAATCATTAATGCTTTATGATGAAATGTTATGGTTTCGGGTTGATATGTTGCTATCAACTCTTTGACATGCGCGGCGCCGAATTCATTGCTGCCAGCACCATTCATGATATTCGTTAACCCAGGGTAGGCATCAATAAGTGCTGCTTCAACTTCGTACGCCGTCTTTTCATCAGTCATTCCGTGTCGATGGATGACGTGGATAACTTCAAGTCCTGCTAACCTTATTTCTCTGATTTGCTTTAGCTTGTTGCTCAGTAACTCGTCATCATCAGCCGCTGCCACCTCACCGCGCATATGGGCAAATACGCGGTTACCTTTGCCTTTCCCTACATAGAAGGTGCTTCCGTCCCTAGGATCAATCAATCGGTATACATACCAGCCAAGGTGTTCAATTACTCCAGAAGGAAACTCAGTAATATCCATTTTGCAATATCTGTGAATTATTTGTGAGACGCATATTAATGAACATTGCAAGGGCTCACAACTAGTAGTGTTGAGAAAGCCACCGGGAAAATGAGGCTAACCCTTTGAATTTACATAGCGCAAAAAGATACCTTTCCTCATAATGTGAGCTAATTTTATGTTTCGTTTGATGATTGGACCGGTCTCGAAAACCGTAGGCACGTAGTATGCGTTAATTTATGAACAAACTACTTGTCTGCTGTTTTTCTGTCATTAGTCGTATATAGAATGATTCTCTATGCCTAACAAAGCATCACCAGTGCTAGATTACGTTGTAGTCACTGTTTAAATATCCAGATAAAACATTTCCTTCTGGGTTGAATGAGTGATAGAGTTTCACCCATTAGACCCCTTGGAGGAATTATGTCTGAATTTGAAGTGTTGGCACAGCATCTGCTGAAGGAAGCCGAGGCGGAAGAAAAGCTGCGACAGGAAAATGATAAAAAGCTTATCGAGAAAGTGCTGGAAATCTATGATCAGAAGTATGTGGCTGAATTACTGAGAAAAGTCGGAAAAAATGAGTGGAGCCGTGAAACCATTAACCGCTGGATTAATGGCAAGTGTTTACCAAAATCGTTGACTTCAGTAGAAGAGTCTCTTCTGCGTAAGATGCTACCAGAACCACCTGCAAACCATCCGGAATATGCTTTCCGCTTCATTGACTTATTTGCTGGAATTGGAGGGATACGGAAAGGTTTTGAGGCCATTGGAGGCCAGTGTGTTTTTACCAGTGAATGGAATAAAGATGCTGTGCGTACATACAAGGCCAACTGGTTTAACGATGAACAGGTGCATAAATTCAATCTCGATATTCGGGAAGTCACGCTGAGTGATAAAACCGATGTATTGGAAACGGATGCTTATGCATATATTGATGAGCATGTGCCGGATCATGATGTGCTTCTTGCGGGGTTCCCGTGCCAGCCATTTAGCCTTGCTGGTGTTAGTAAGAAAAACTCACTTGGTCGTGCGCATGGTTTTGAATGTGAAGCACAAGGAACACTTTTTTTTGACGTGGCACGTATTATACGAGCAAAAAAACCGGCAATTTTTGTGCTGGAAAATGTCAAAAATCTGAAGAGCCATGATAAGGGTAAAACTTTCAAAGTCATTATGGAGACCCTTGACGAGCTGGGCTACGAAGTTGCCGATGCTGCAGAAATGGGAAAAAACGATCCAAAGATTATCGATGGGAAGCATTTTTTGCCTCAGCATCGTGAACGCATTGTTCTGGTCGGATTTAGACGAGATCTGAATATTCACAAGGGGTTTACCTTGCGTGATATCAGTCGTTTTTATCCGGAACACCGCCCATCATTTGGTGAATTGCTGGAGCCTGTAGTCGATAGTAAATATATACTTACGCCAAAACTATGGGAGTACCTTTATAACTACGCCAAAAAGCATGCAGCCAAGGGGAATGGTTTTGGCTTTGGGTTGGTCAATCCTGAGAATAAGGAAAGCATTGCACGCACACTTTCTGCCAGATATCACAAAGACGGATCAGAAATTCTTATTGATCGTGGTTGGGATATGGCAACGGGAGAGGCTGACTTTATGAATGAGAGTAACCAGGCTCGTCGACCACGCAGGCTGACTCCCCGAGAGTGCGCACGCCTTATGGGGTTTGAAAAACCTGGAGGGAAACCATTCCGTATTCCGGTTTCAGATACTCAGTCATATCGGCAGTTCGGTAACTCCGTTGTGGTGCCAGTATTTGAAGCCGTTGCCAGACTTCTGGAACCCTATATCCTCAAAGCTGTTTCTGCTGATGCTGGTAAGACTGGGCAGCCTTGAGAACACCTCCCGGCCTTTTAAGCCGGGAGTCAGCCTATGATAGTTCAGCGTAAAGTTCTATCAGCTCAGTAATGAATGCTCCGAGCGTTATTAATTCTTCTCTAACTGCTTCTGGGTATTTTTTATGTAAAGTTGATGGTACAACGAGTCTGACACCCGCATCTTTCATTTCTCGGTATTGTGCTGAAGAAACACCTTCTTGCAGCGTAAATAAATGTACCTGATGGATTTTATTTGCTTCATTCAGTATCTGACGCCAGCGATCTTTGCAGGTGGTCTTTACTGCCAGCATACGTAAGTTTTCTACAGGAAATTCAACGTTATGATATGCCTCTGCTGAAGGAAACAGGAAATCTGGTTTTTTATTACCTTCAGTAACTGCCTGAGTGGAGAAATGCCGTAGTCCGTGCTCGATAAAAAGCTTCTCTAGGTGAAGTTCAAGTGATTTACCTGCCCTTGATTTACGTCGATTACTGACAGAGTTGGCTAATGCAATAAACTCATCTACAGAATCGAATCCTTTCTTAATAATATCAAGAACATGTAATTCCTCGACGAGTAGAAAAATATCATACTCGACACGCCGACGGTCAATCAGTTGCTCATCTGGATCCTTGGAGTTTTTAGCATAATGGCCAGCAGCATATTGAATAATTTCGTTTCCAGAAGGAAAACGCTTCTTCCAGTCTTCAGGAATAACATATTTATGATTTACTGGAGTTTGCTGAAGAGACAATCCGCCCAAAATTTGTCCGGCAGGGCCGGAAATTAGGGTTCCAGGTATGATTTCGCCAATAGCAGACTCGATGATATCCTCTTCATCGGGATTGACGCAGACCCATATATCTACCTCGGAACAGTCAGTGTTCTGTTCGTTTAACCTGAAGGCAAGAATTGTGAGGGCTCCTGTATTTTCAGGGTTCTGTAATGGACTTCCTCTCCCCCAGCGCGTAATTCTTTTTTCGTTTCGGGTCTTACCAAAATAACGGTTGTTGTAATAAATTGCGCGTGCTTGGGTATCAGGGCAATCATGGGATGATACATGCGCAGTAAGGAAGACTGAAGGGTTCAGTTCGCGAGTATGATTGATAGATGGAAAAAGCTTTTCAACGATATTTGAGGGGATATAAAGTCCGACCTGATGGCCACCTGTTGCGCCTGTGTCGTTTGCAGAAAGGCGTTTGATGTAGATAAAGTAATTCCCGCTTGCGATATCAAGCAGCCAGTTATGAAAAACCGACATATACATCCCTTTGTTAACATACAGTCAGGGTTAACATTTTTCCATAGTTATAGATAAGCGGCTAGGAACTTAAGGGAAAAACAAAAAACCCGCATAAGCGGGCTTTTGTGTCACTCGAGAGCCGCGGCTCCTTTGCGTATCCTTTTTTGTCTCCTCACCGTCTGGTCGGTGTCCTGCTGAGACTGCTAACTTCCTGTTTTTGTTGGTGTTGTCCTTACACCGTCCAATCATGATTGGTGGGCTGGCGGAGTTTGAATAAATATTATATTGCTTTGATTTTTAACGATTTTGTTTAATTCAGTTTTTGTGCGTATACCTAATCGTATACCAATGGCTGTAAGTTAATGTGAAATGAAAGCGCATTTTTACTTGGATTGATGCTATATCGTACAGGAAAAAAATTTTTTTTCGAAAGAACTGTTCACACTGTTCACCCTTTGATTTTATCCTTTTATTTCAGAGTGATAGGTGGTTAATAATGGGTGAAGGGTGAACATTCGATTCTTCACCTCCGGCATTCTGCCGGTGTGACTCATACCGGTGATTAATCCCCCGTACTGAAAATCGCACAGGGAGAAAAAAGTTTTTTTTGATTTGATTGTTCACACTGTTCACATTTCGTTTTTCTCTTTTAATTTCAGTGTGATAACGAGTGAATATACGGTGAAGGGTGAACAGTGGATTGTTCACCTTCGGGGGATGTCGGGATAAAAAAAAGACCGGCAGATGCCGGTCAGGTGGGTCAGGTTGTTGCAGGGTCGTCACATTTTGGCAGCCAGTCGCCGTAGCTTTCCTCTTTCAGTGTCAGGTTGGTCTGTATCCCCTGTTTGGTATGGCGCTTCTCGTAATTCAGTCCGTATTCCTTCAGCATCACCGGCAGCCCCAGTCCGAACATTTTCAGACTGAGTACGTTCCGGTAGCCGTTTGCCTCCATGTAGGCCAGATAGGCGTGATAGAGGTATTTACGGTAATTACGCGGGATGATACTGGCGTTCCCCATATACATGCCGCTGGTCTGCGGCAGGGTTTCCAGATAGCCGATAAAATCAAACGTCGGGTCGGCATCCCGTTTGATGTTCAGCGCCTCGTCTGAGTTCTGCTGGGACTGAAGCAGTGACCGGGCGAGCATCGGGTCGCTGAACTTCTGCATCAGGTGACGCACGATGACCGCCAGCTCGCGGGTGATTTTGTCCTTAAGCTGCGGGTCGCGCTCCTGCGGGGCTATCTGTTCCGGGAAGTGAATAATCACCCGCCGGCGTGACACGCCGCCGCTGCGGTCGGTGAAGCGCATCGGGTTATTGTTCACGGCCAGAATCACCGCCGGGATATGCGTGGAGTATGCATCCCGGTATTTCGGGTCAACGGACACCGCATCGCCGCCGGTGATGGCCTTGAGTCCGGCACCGTCGCCGCTCCATTTTTCCTGGTCCGGCAGGCGTATCAGTGAGAAGCCAGTTAACGCGGCACGTTCACGCGGGGATTCCAGCGTCTCAATGGTGGCCGACGTGGCGTTATCCTCCCCGGCCAGCAGGGTGGCTATTTCGGCCATGATACTTTTGCCGCTGCCGCCGGGACCGGTCACCTCCAGAAAGAGCTGCCAGTCGTAGCGGTTTGCCAGCACCATAAACAGTGCGGCCAGAATCACGTCGCGTTTTTCCGCACGGCCACCGGCGGCACGGTCAAGCCAGCGCCAGAACGCGGGGGCGTGGGTTTCCAGCGTTTCCCCTTCCACCGGCGGGGTGAAATCCACATCGCACAGGGTACGCATCCAGTGTGACGGACTGTGCGGGTGGAACGTGCCGTTCTGTGTGTCGAGCACGCCGTTACGAAAGCCAATCAGGCGGCGGGAGGGGGCTTCCTGCTGCGGAATAATCAGCTTCAGGGTGTCCACCACGGAGGCCACCTTCCCGGAGGAGAACGGCGCGCGCAGACGCTGAAACAGCCCGGCCACATCCCGGGCAAAGTCCTGTGGCGGCAGCACCTTCCAGACACCATTTTCATAACGGGACAGAAGCTGGCCGTTGGCATCGACCGCGAGCGCCTCGCCGTAATGCTCATAGATACGCATGGCCTTTTCGCTGGTACTCATGGCGGAAAACTCCGCTTCGCTCATGGTGTCGAACGGGCTTTCAGCCGGTGGCCGGATGGCATCGTAAATGGCCTTACGGGTGGCTTCCCCGCCGTACTGCGTGAAGGCATCATTCCAGTCACCGAAGACCGGCGGCAGGGCAACAACACCTTCACACGCATCTGCGGCTGCGGCGGCTTTTTTCTGGCCGTCACCGCTGAGGTCACGGTCTGCGGCAAGGACAATCTGACAGGCCGGATGCTTCTGCCGGGCAAGGCTGGCCAGAGAAAGGAGGTTCACGGAAGAAAGCGCCACCATCACCGTTTCACCGGTCAGGTGATGTACGGTAAGTGCGGTCGCGTATCCCTCCGCTATCCACAGACGTTTTCCGGCCTGATTCTGTCCTTCAAGGATGTGACAGGTGCCCCTGACCTGCCCGCCTTTCAGGGTGCGCTTACGGCCGTCAGCGCTGATTAACTGAAGGTTAACCAGTTCGCCGCTGTCGTCATACAGTGGCACCACAAGGTCACCGGCGCGCCAGCTCACGCCACCGGCTCTGTGTGTGCCGGTCAGCATCCGGCATTCCCGGCCGGGAAAGCCCTTGCGGGTCAGGTAGGCGTTACCGGTTCCGGTACGGGTTTTCGCCATCAGGGTTTGTGCCAGTGCGGCGGCGTTCTTCCGGGCAGCGTCTGTTTCAGCACCGGCGGCGGCCGTCACTGCCGGGTCAGCCGGGGGCAGGCTGCCGGTCACGGCAGCCACCTTTGTGGCCGCGTCGGACGGGGAGACACCAAACACCTTTTCAACCAGTTTCAGGCCGTCACCGGCACCACACTGATTGCAGTACCAGGTGCCGCGCCCCTCCCTGTCATCAAAACGGAAGCGGTCACTCCCGCCACAGACCGGACAGGGCTGATGACGGTTCTTCAGCACCTGAATCCCCAGCGCCGGGAGAATACGCGGCCAGTGGCCGAGCGCATGGCTGACGGTGGCGGTTACGTTCATTTTCATGGTGTTGTTCTCCTTCAGTGCAGTACCGGCGCTTTTATGTGACGGGCACAGAGTTCATCCATCACAACCAGCCCGAGAAAGGACAGCGACGGCGCGGCCTTCAGGGGGCCGGATTCCATTAAATCTTCCAGCAGGGCACAGGCTATCTGACGCCCTTTTTCCTCACCGTGCTGGCGCAGATAAAAGCCTTCCAGCTCAGCGGCGATGGCCGCCTCCAGTGACTCAAGGGTGAGATGCGGGTAGCGGTGCTGACGTTCGCACACGGTCAGCCAGGCACAGGCGACAGCGCGACGGTAAAGGGCAGCGCGTAAGACGGGCGGTAAGGGTGTTTTCATTTGCTTTCCTCCCTGTGACAGATGACTGCATTCCGTGCCGGTTGCATTAACTGATAAGGCATATCTGCGTCTCCTGAAGACGTGCGTATCCCTGCGCGAATACGCACATTTAATTTTTCGGGTGTCGTTTTTTAATTACAGATAATTGCGGTAACTGTTATCCGGGGTGATTTCCGGGTCAGGCTCCGTGCGGGGAATTTCCCGCCATTCCCGCGCCACCGGTGCCGCCCGGCTGGCCGGAACAGGGTCCTGCGGGTAAATATCCAGATATTTCTCCCGCCATTTCTGTAATTCCGGGTCTCCGGCCATTTCTTTCAGTACCGCATGCCGGTTTACGGGGCTGCGTCTGAACAGGTCAGGACGGTCACAGGTAAATTCCCGCAAAAAACGCCCCAGCGGGATGTCTGTGGTGCGCCCGTCAGCGAGGATACGCACAAGGATACTGAATTTACGGCGGTACGGGTTCCAGACAATGTCCGGGCAGCGGTACGGCATTTCCCACGGAATACCGTCTTCCAGAATGCCGACCACGGCCACATCGGGAAAACCGGCAGAACGGTAAATCTCACCGGGCTGGGGAAAATCAAACATGCGTCCTGTCTCCCCGGTCTTTCTGCTGGGCGAGAAAATCGCGGCACAGGCCTTTGGCTTTCAGCTCATTCAGCACAAAATCAATATCTTCATTCAGGTAACTGAAAATATGCGGAATGTAGAGCTGATGCAGGCCGGAGAGTTCACGGTGAATCAAATCACCCCCAACAAACTGGGATACGGCGCTGGCGCGGTTGAGCTTATGGTAAGCCTCAATGCTGAGGTGTTCACGGGCGTCATGACGCGCTGAGACGGTCTGAGGGGCTTTTTTATTACGCACGGGACACCCCCATCACCGGCAGACGGGCAGCAAGGGAGAGCACATAGTCACGGACAAGGGAACGGCGGGCACTGCGTTCATCACCGGCGACGGTGCGAAGCATGCAGATACGGGGATGACGGTCTGCGCGACGGACAGCGGCAAACACAAAGACAAATTCAGGGTGTGAGGGGGTAAGGGTTGTAGCCATAAGGCAGCCTCCTTCGAGTAGCAAATAACTGCTATCGCCGGAGTTCTCACGCTCGATGGCGATAGCCCAGACGGGGGTGAGAATACCGGCCTCGAAGAATACCGGCCAGCCCGGAGGCTGCCCCGCCTGAGCTACCATTGACTCAGTGGCATAACATGTGATTGCGAACAGGATCATACCTGCACGGCAAACCACACGCCACACCATAATCTGGCGCTCTGTGGCGTTGATTGCGACACAAAAAAAGACGCATGGCGCGTCATATGTCGCCTTCGAGTTACACGGGTTCTCACGCCCGGCTGCCGATTTTGCGGCAGCGGAAAAACTATATCCGCAAATGCCGGAAAAAGGCAAGCCAGAAAAAGGGAGTTTTTGCAGAACAGGCATCATCATGCGTCGTACCCCCGTTTGCGTCCGGCAATGCGCCCGGCCATCCATGCAGTGACTTCAGAGTGCAGCCAGGCCACATTTTTACCGCCAAGACTCACCTGCGGCGGAAATTCCCCCTTACGGATGAGTTCATAGATGGTCGAGCGTGACAGGCCGCACAGGTGCATCACTTCCGGCAGACGTAAAAAACGCTCCTGCGTGATGTCCGGCAGCGGAATCAGTGGCGTTACAGGAGCGGGAGACGGGGAAGAAAAAACAGCTTGCATCGGGCTACCTCGTTAATGTCCATACAGCACCGGATAAGTCCGTCCGGCTTCGGGTAGCGCTTTATTTTGTGAATATTTTCAGCAGACGCAACAGGGGGGATTTGTTCAGGCTGTCTTACAATGGCTGTGTATTTTTTGCACATCAGCGCCAGATAGCTTTAAAACGCTCTGGAAGGGGCTGGAAAAAATTATAGTGAAATACAAATTGTTTTTTCTTATTTATTTCAGTGAATTAATAAAAATAAAAAGTAATAAACAGCACAAAAAGCCCATCAACGGGTGAACAGTGGTGAACAGACGGTGAACAGTCATTACTGCGATTGTTCACCATTTAACTTACTGTATTACTTATCTTTTTTCTTATGGTGAACAGAGGTGAACAGTAAAATATAAAAAAACAAACAGTAAGCCGGTTTTTCCTGCGACCTTTTCCTGGCTTGCCGGTCTGAGGATGAGTCTCCTGTGTCAGGGCTGGCACATCTGCAATGCGTCGTGTTGTTGTCCGGTGTACGTCACAATTTTCTTAACCTGAAGTGACGAGGAGCCGGAAAATGTCTGACAACACCATCCCTGAATATCTGCAACCCGCGCTGGCACAACTGGAAAAGGCCAGAGCCGCCCATCTTGAGAACGCCCGCCTGATGGATGAGACCGTCACGGCCATTGAACGGGCAGAGCAGGAAAAAAATGCGCTGGCGCAGGCCGACGGAAACGACGCTGACGACTGGCGCACGGCCTTTCGTGCAGCCGGTGGTGTCCTGAGCGACGAGCTGAAACAGCGCCACATTGAGCGCGTGGCACGCCGGGAGCTGGTACAGGAATATGACAATCTGGCCGTGGTGCTGAATTTTGAACGTGAACGCCTGAAAGGGGCGTGTGACAGCACGGCCACCGCCTACCGGAAGGCACATCATCACCTTCTGAGTCTGTATGCAGAGAATGAGCTGGAACACGCCCTGAATGAAACCTGTGAGGCGCTTGTCCGGGCAATGCATCTGAGCATCCTGGTACAGGAAAATCCGCTCGCCAACACCACCGGCCATCAGGGCTACGTCGCACCCGATAAAGCTGTCATGCAGCAGGTGAAATCATCGCTGGAACAGAAAATAAAACAGATGCAAATCAGCCTCACCGGCGAGCCGGTTCTCCGGCTGACCGGACTGTCAGCGGCAACACTCCCGCACATGGATTATGAGGTGGCAGGCACACCGGCACAGCGCAAGGTGTGGCAGGACAAAATAGACCAGCAGGGAGCAGAGCTTAAGGCCAGAGGACTGCTGTCATGATTTACTGCCCGTCGTGTGGACATGTTGCTCACACCCGTCGCGCACATTTCATGGACGATGGCACCAAGATAATGATTGCACAGTGCCGGAATATTTATTGCTCTGCGACATTTGAAGCGAGTGAAAGCTTTTTCTCTGACTGTAAAGATTCAGGAATGGAATACATTTCAGGCAAACAGAGATACCGCGATTCACTGACGTCAGCCTCCGGCAGCATGAAACGCCAGAAAAGAATGCTTGTTACCGGATATTGTTGTCGGAGATGTAAAGGCCTTGCACTGTCAAGAACATCGCGGCGTCTGTCTCAGGAAGTCACCGAGCGTTTTTATGTGTGCACGGATCCGGGCTGTGGTCTGGTGTTTAAAACGCTTCAGACCATCAACCGCTTCATTGTCCGCCCGGTCACACCGGACGAACTGGCAGAACGCCTGCATGAAAAACAGGAACTGCCGCCAGTACGGTTAAAAACACAATCATATTCGCTGCGTCTGGAATGAGGGCTGCCGGTTAACCCCGGCCGTCGCCGCACACCGTATTTTTATTCTTCAGCATGATGAGAAAGAGATAACGATGGAAAGCACAGCCTTACAGCAGGCCTTTGACACCTGTCAGAATAACAAAGCAGCATGGCTGCAACGCAAAAATGAGCTGGCAGCGGCCGAACAGGAATACCTGCGGCTTCTGTCAGGAGAAGGCAGAAACGTCAGCCGCCTGGACGAATTACGCAATATTATCGAAGTCAGAAAATGGCAGGTGAATCAGGCCGCCGGTCGTTATATTCGTTCGCATGAAGCCGTTCAGCACATCAGCATCCGCGACCGGCTGAATGATTTTATGCAGCAGCACGGTACAGCACTGGCGGCGGCACTGGCACCGGAGCTGATGGGCTACAGTGAGCTGACGGCCATTGCCCGAAACTGTGCCATACAGCGTACCACAGATGCCCTGCGTGAAGCCCTTCTGTCCTGGCTTGCGAAGGGGGAAAAAATTAATTATTCCGCACAGGATAGCGACATTTTAACGGCCATCGGATTCAGGCCTGACGCGGCTTCGGTGGATGACAGCCGTGAAAAATTCACCCCTGCGCAGAACATGATTTTTTCGCGTAAAAGTGCGCAACTGGCATCACGTCAGTCTGTGTAAAATTCCCCGAAAATCCGCCTGTTTTTACTGAAAAAAGCCATGCATCGATAAGGTGCATGGCTTTGCATGCGTTTTCCTGCCTCATTTTCTGCAGACCGCGCCATTCCCGGCGCGGCCTGAGCGTGTCAGTGAAACTGCATTAAAACCGCCCCGCAAAGCGGGCGGGCGAGGCGGGGAAAGCACTGCGCGCAAAAGATTGAAATAATTTACAAAAAGTATATAAGATAACTCCTTTTCAGCCTCCCCTTTAAATGAGTGAAAGGAGATTGTAGTGTTAGTTTATGTTAATTCGTTTAATTGCATCGGTGAAGATAGTTTTTTTAGCGTAGTGCGTTCTGTGTGTGGTTGGCTTAATAGGGTTGCTAATATTCGCCTATCAACAGATGAGCTACTTTCGCGGCGTGATTGGAATTTAGAGCGAGCCTATGTTAGAACCTACACGGCTGATAGAATGGAACCTAAAATATATTCCATAATGTACACTCATCCTGATAGGAATGTGAGCGGTAGACAATGGATTACAGAAATTGGAATTAGACGTGAAAAAGGAAGCACGTTTATATCTATATTGTTAGAAATAAGTGATGTTAGCACTATGGTTGATGCAAAACCAATTGCTACTCGTCCATCTCTGGTATCATATTTGAAACGGAATTGTGTATTCGATCTGGATGTTATCGGCCAGAAAGTGGATTATATTAAAAGTCAGTATGGCGACTTTCAGTATCTTATGCATGAAATTTCTAGGGATGACAGGACCTACCCGCTAGTTTTTATTAGTGAAGGTAATGATGGATTTCCTGTTATACCTGAAAAACTACAGGAGCAACTTATTGGGCTTGCTCAGGTTGTTGCAACAAGTGGTAAAATGGACTCTTGGGAAATGGAACGATTACTTGGAAGACACTATTCATCTTGGGGGGGGGCAATAAATATTATTTACCCAATGAATAAGTCAGGGTATATAGGAACAAAACTTTTTCTCCCGAAGCAAGTTGATGAAATTAAAGCGGGTAATGTTCCTATTAATAATTATATATTATCAGTAATAACGCATGCTTTTAATGGCTATAATAAAAAGTTGCATTTATCACCAGCTAATGTTCGTGCCAAAAGACAGCGTGATGATAATATTTCTTTTAGGCAGAGATTAAATGAGTTAAAAGATGGTGCTCAGTATGAAGCTTTGCTCGATGAAGTCCTCTTAGAGTTTGAGGAGTTTAAGGCTGCTAGTGAAGAATTAGAGCTTGATTATTTAAAAAGGATTGAGGAATTGGATGCAAAGCATGATGCAGTTGTCTTTGAAAAAAATAAAATAGAAGTAGACTTAGAAAGGTTAAAATACGATATTAGGAAATACCATGGAAAAGCTACTAATGGTGATGTTGATGTTGAAAAGATAATATCTTTAATTAGCAATAGGTTAAACCCTGAGTCCGTTTTGAGTTTATTAGAAATCCTAATCCCTAATAATGTTGAGATTCTTAAATCAGCATTTTCTTCAGCGAGAAACTCATCGAAATTCAAACACAATCATAGATTGATTTATTTATTATATAAACTTTGTACAGAATATCTTCTTGAGTATCTTGAAAATGGAGATAATAAGGCCAAAGATATTCTTGGTGATGCTTATTCAGCAAATGAATCAGAGACGGTAGAGCGATCTGCTACATTATCTAAAATGAGAGAGTTTGACTATAATGGTCAAAAAATAAAGATGTTCCAACACGTTGGTATAGGAACAGCCCGCTCCAAGTCTGAAACTATAAGAATCCACTTTTGGGTTGATAGAAGTAAACGTAAAATAATTATCGGATACTGTGGAGAACATCTTGATGTTAAATCTACATAAAGTCCCCAATCTATTGAATTTTAATAGTTGCTTGGACTGAAATCGTTTTTTATGATTGGGGGTGCACAATTTGCCCCCAATCATTCATTAGTTGCTTACGTTTTTCTAAATAAACCGAGCGATTATAAGCGCGACGTACTTCGTTTTTATCGCTATGAGCAAGAGCTGCTTCTATAACATCAGGATTGTAACCACGTTCGTTTAAGGCGGTGCTTGCAATAGAACGTAGACCATGGGCTACTAGTTTGCCAGCGAAGCCAATTCGCTTTAATGCGGCATTTGCCGTTTGGCTATTCATTGGTTTTAAGGGGTCACTCCTGCTAGGAAAAACATGTGTACGATGAGCACTGATGGGTTTCATTATATTCAAAATGTCTAAAGCTTGGGGGGACAAAGGAACAATGTGTTCTCGTTTTGCTTTCATTCTTTCAGCTGGAATTATCCAGAGTTTCGCATCTAAATCGATCTCAGCCCATTGAGTGCCTGAAGCTTCAGAAGGACGGACAAGAGTTAGGAGTTGCCATTCAATGAGACATCGAGTAGAGACAGATAGATTTGACATTGTTAATGAATGCATCAGATTAGGCAATTCCTCTGGGCGTAGTGTTGGCATATTTTTCTTTTTAGGTTTCTCAAATGCCATACCAACACCTGATGCTGGATTTGCATCAATCAAACCGGTGTTAACCGCATAAATCATTATCTCGTTAATGCGTTGCACCAGTCGACGAACGGTCTCTAGCGCCCCTCGAGCTTTGACGGACTCAAGAGCTTCAATTAATGTTCGGGCTTTGATCTTCTGAACGGGGATCTCACCGATAGTGGGGAATACGTCTTTCTCAAGTGAACGCCAAATGTCTTTTGCGTAATCAGGGGTAACGCTTTTGCTTTTGAGCAGAAACCAGTTAGCGGCGACTGTTGAAAAAATACTGTCAAGCGCGATTTGTTGCTGTTCCTCTGCCACTTTCGCTTGAATTTGCGGATCAATTCCATTGGCTAATAATGAAAGATAATCAGCTTTTAATCTCCTGGCATCTGCAAGCGATATGGCTGGGAAGGCACCTAGCCCCATCATTGTCCGCTGCTTTGTTGTCGGACGTTGATAACGGAAACGCCATAACTTCTTACCGTTCGTTTTAACGAGAAGAAAAAGACCATCGCCATCATGCAATGTAAGATCCTTTTCTAACGCTTTTGCGCGCAGCACTTCTGTGTTGGTCAGGGGGCGTGTCGTTCTTGCCAC